CAGCATTCACCATGCGGAAGATTCCTGTCTTCACGGTGATTGCACTGGTTGTTTGTGCAGTATCACTGTTATGAGTCAATGACCCAATATGCTGCACAGGTGTTACGACGTTAGATGCCATGGTGATACGTTACTCCTACTATGTTATTTATCTTGTTGGGACTTTAGAAATTTAGCAAGGTCTGCAGTGCTACCAACAAACATAGTATTGTTTGTAGTATTGACCTCTTTTGTTTTCTTGGGGTTTTCGATCTCAGCAACCTTCTTCTGAAGGTCTACCAGTTTGTCTGCTACGTCACCGACGTGCTTGATCAACTGTCCAGCGACTTCAAAAGCACGAGGTTGATCGGATTCCTGTGCCAACTCAAGGATACCATCTACTGCTTCCTGACCTTTCTCGATCAGTGAATAGAGGTTGCCACGAGTGTATTCATAGTCTTTCTTGAGTTGCTCCTTCGTAGAAGTAACAATCTCTTCCGCTTTAGCAATAGGTGCTGGCTCTGCAGGGACGACTTCCGTCTCTACATCCATAGCATCCTCAATGCCATCAAACGTCTTCGTCTTGTCCTGTGACGGGGTTGTATTGTTTTGCATCGGTAAAGTAACTCGTCATTTCATTGAAACCAAAGTCGTCACCAGCATCCGCTGTAATAGGATCAGGTTGGACTGTGTAACGCACCTCACGAGGAGCATTCTGGGTATCCATCTGAGTGGAGTAGTCCACAATCGCTTTCTTGATAACCTCATTGGTAGAGTCGTTGACAGGACCGTAGAGATAAGTCTTGGCAACAAACTGTAAGGTATAGATCAGAGTGCGACGTGTGTCATAATCACCCTCATACTCATCCTGGTAATCTACCGACGTGAGTGTGACTGGATAATCTTTTTTATCACCCAACTCAGGAACCAGTGTCATTGTGATATTGAAACTGGGTTGGAAATATGGAAGAATTTGCTCCAGGATCTGCAACGAATCATCCTGATTTTTAGCGAGGATCGCCAACTCAAAGTTGATGTTGTAGGGAATAGGTGCAAACATCTTGACCTGCTTCCCATTATCAGTAGTGTTTCTGATGTATTGAGTAGGAGATACTTTCCGAGTTGGATCATAAGAGATGCCACTGATCTCAAACGAGATTCTAGGCAGAGTGATCTGGACCTGATCCTTCTGAGTCAGATCACCAACTTGGCGAAGTCTTGCAAGAAACTTCTGCTTAGGACCATATGCTAGAGGCACTTTCATGACCTCTTCAATATTGCCAGCATTGTCTGTGCGACGAAGCTCAATATTGTTAAACAATGTGCCGAATCCGACAACTGTCTTTTTAATGATTTCGTGGTATGAGTAAGTGCCTAACATCAGTCTGCGTCACCAAATTCGCCAAAGGGATTTGTCTCAGTGAAGTCCAGAATATCATCTGCTTCAGACTCGATGTTGAAGTTTTGATCGATGGTATCACTGAGGTTTGTATTATTTAGTGTATTATAAGTCTCAGGACTCCAGAGAGCACCTGAGGTCAAACCCTTGACAGTCTCACCAGTGTTGAATGTGCCAGTGCGATTGACAACCTCTAGGGCACGGGTTGTGTTATTCCAGGACTTGACTTCGGCTCTATTGTCTTTTGGACTGTAGTCGATTGTGACAGTAGGTGCAGAACTGTAACCACTCCCGCCACTTGTAATAGAAATGCCAGTAACAAGACCACTAGCATTGACTGTAGCATCCGCAGTAGCACCACTTCCTCCGCCTCCAGTAATAGTAACTGTGGGTGGCAATGCTTGGTTATAATGATTACCAGCATCAGTCAGTGTAATTGCATCTACCGCATCACCAGAGATAGTTGCAGTTGCTTTTGCACGATAAAGATCACCAACAATTTCTTCACCAATCTGGAAGTCTCCTGTGCCACCAGGATCCATGACGAGTTTGATAGATGCAGCAAAGTTTGTTTGGATAGCATCAATCTCTGCAATACCAGTATCGATGTCCTCGTCGCTGTATTCAAACAGCTCACAGCGAAGACCCCAAGTATGAATCTTGCCCAACTGGAAGAAGGGGACTTCATGCTCCACATACTGAATCTCAAAGGTCTTACCTGCCAGAGGGAAGTGAATTAGATCACCTTCGTTAGGTCTACCTTCTACAATAAGGGTGGTATTATCATCCACTGCCTCAGTAAATCTTTTTCTGGAGATGATGAAGGTGCATTGATCAGAAATCCTTACACCAAACTTGCTAAACATGTCTCCATCACCACGGAAACCTGAAGCATCTTCGATGTATGCTTCGATCTCAAATGCATCATTAAATTCTGACAGAGTATCTTCTGTAAATACAGTGTCCTCTTTGACCAAGGTGCGTGGAACGTAGTATACGTTTTTCCCAAACATCTTGATCTGCTCGATGACCAGACTCTCTTGCAGATTCTGCTCACCTGTAGTGCCTTGAGTGAAGTAAGGATTGAGTGCCATATCAGCCAATCATGTCCAGAGGTGGTAATTCCCATTGGGTGCGAAGTTGCTCATCGAGGATCTTTAATTCCTCAACAGCATCGTTATAAATCATCTCACCATTCAGTGTAATGCCACCAGGCATCTGGACACCGTTAAACTTGGTAAGATTCTGCCCCCATTGCTTTTTGATCTTTGCAGTTGCATAGTCCTTGACCCACAACTGATTGTAAATCTCATTCCAGGTTGTAGGATCGAGAGCACGGTATGCCTTAATCACAACATACTGACCCACCAGAGCATCTGCTGGCCAATCCCAGTCAATGTAGAGACGATCTTGCACAGCATGATAGCGAATAGGTCTCATGCCTTCCAGGAGAAAATCAATGGTCTCCAGGTGCTGCTTGATCATGTAGTAATGATAAAACTGTGTAGACGTGAAGTCATATAAGTCATTCAGTCTCATCTGATAACGAATGTCAAAGATGTTTGACGATCCTTTATCTGTGTATGAGAAGAGTCCTTCAATAGCAAGAATATGATCAGGGACTTCGATATATCCGTTACCTTCCTTCCAGATGTCAGTGCCTGCTTTAGCAGTTGTCTGGGTAGATAACTTAGCACGATCAACAACGTCCTGAGTGATCAGGTGCTTCAGGTATACACGCTCACATCCATCATAGTGAAACTGCTGGAATTTCTGCAGAGTGTATTCGATAGCATCATTAACTTGATCGTCGGAGACGTTTACTTCGACGACAGGATCACCCAGGCGGCGCTTAGCATACGCCGCCAATTCAGCTTGGGAGGTTAGATTTGCCATTAGTTATCAGCGAGTGAGTGCGGCGAGTGCTGCCTTGAGTTGAGTAACATTTGTAATACCAGCATCGTTACCGATCGCATTGAGAGCGGTGTAGAGGTCATCAATGTCACCATCATTAGTATCAGCAGTGGTGCCCTGAGCAGCAGTTGCATATGCAGTGCTGTCTGTAGCAGCGGCAGTACCCAGAGTGGGTTTGCCAGTCAGATCAGAATAAGCACCTGTGGTAGCAACAGTTGCCAAATCTCCTGGTTGGACAGCAGAATCTGCAAGTGTGCCCTGAGCAGCAGTTGCGTAAGCAGTGCTATCAGTTGCAGCAGCAGTACCCAATGTGGGAGTATTGCTCAGATCCGTGTAGGATCCTGTAGATGCAACTGTTGCATATGTGGGTGCCGTATAAGAGATAACACCTGTTGTAGAATTATATGAAAGATCACCAGATGCAGAAACAGAGTTACGAGCATCAGCAGTCTTGAATGTAGTGACGCTGAATTGACCTGTGGAAGCGTTGTAACCCAGGTCTCCACCAGCACTTAGAGCACCACGGACGCGAGAGTCTGTGATGAAGAGGTTTGCAGCACCCTCAACAATGTCATCAGAGTTAAACTCATTAAAGGCAATCGACAGATCGCCAGCAGAGAGTTGAATACCAGTGCCATAGGAGAAGTGGGTGCGAGTGCGGGCAGCAGTGGTAAAGAGGTTAGTGCTACCTTCAGTCAGGTTATCAGTGTTGATGTCAGACTGGACTGCACTCAGAGTCAACAGGTTACCCAGATCATCGTAGGTAGCAGAGATACCTGTGCCACCGTTGATCAGAGCAGCAACACGATCGTCAACTCTCTCGTTAGTGAAGTAGAGGTTAGATGTGCCTTCTGCCAGAGCATCAGTATCATGGTTAGCAATACTACCAACCTGCGACTGGAAGAATGTAATCGTTCCTGTGACATTCAAGTTACCTTGGACCTCAAAGTCAGTGGTTGACTTGAAGTTGTTAACCGTCAGGGTGTTGGTGCTGGGGTTATATGTAAGGTTGCTGGAGTCTGTGCGGACCTCAGTGAATCCATTATTCGTAGATACGAATGCAGGATAGTAAGTCAGGTTAGAAGTTGCGGTCTCAGTGACATCAACCAGCAGTGCCTTGTCTGCGGTGCCTGTAAGGTCACCAGTGACATTACCAGTAATCTGACCTGTAACACCCAGAGTGCCACCGATAGTTGCGTTGCTGACAACATCTAGAGTGTTGGTCTGAGTAAGACCAGCAGCAGTGATATTACCAGTGGTGGACTGCAATTCAATCTTGGTGACATTAGCACCATTCTGTAATTGCAGGACCTTAGAAGCACCACGGATAACAACGTTGTCTCTGAAGAGAGACGTGCTGTTTTGGGTGATGGTAGCGTTGAATGTGGCAGCACCATCAACATTCAGAGTGCTATCAAAGTCTGCTGCACCAGTTACGTTGAAGGTGTCATCAATTACAGTTGCACCTGCAACATCAAGCGTGCCAGCGATATCTGTGTTACCAGAAGCACCTGCAACAATAAACTTGTTAGTGTTGACGATAATCGATCCACCAACGTTGATGTTGGAAGTCGTGTTGACAGTAGAGATATTACCTGTCGTAGCAGATAGAGTTGACGCAGTTACTGTGCCATCTGCTGTGATATTACCATTAGCACCGAAGAGAGTGATAGTTTCGGCATTGTCGGGACCAATGTAAATATTCTCACCGAAGAAAGAATTTTCGTAAACAGTGATACCACCATTGGTAACCATGATAGGTGCATTATCAACCAGTCTATCGGGAGTCTCATTCTTGGAGAATTCGACACGACCAGAGAATTCCTGGTTACCTTTGCTGACCTGATTACCATCAACAGTGAAGTCACCATAAACTTGGATGTCTCCACCAACTGCCACATTACCACCAATCTTAGCACCACCAGCAACATCCAGAGCAGAGTTGCCGATGTTGAGGAAGAGGGATACGAGGTTAGGACTATCAGTTGATGTGATAGTTGTATTTCCACCAATATCTACAGTGCCAGAAATATCAGTGTTACCGTTAATATCAACGTTGTCGTTGATTGTGGTTGCACCTTCGATCTGGGTTGTGCCAGCGATGAAGGTGTTGCCGTTATCAGAGTCAACACTAAACTTATCAACCAGAGAAGATCTGATGATAAATGCTTCGTTAGTGGAGTCAATGATGATGCTGTCATTGACAGTCACCTGACCTGTGAAGATGCTGCTACCAGTGACGCTGAGATTATCATCAACGATGACTGTGCCACCAGTAGAATCCAGTGTCAGGTTACCAGCAGAGGTATCAATCTCAGATGCACCAGAGACACCGATCTGCACAGAGTCAGCAGTGATGTCAGTAGAGGTGATTGCCTGGTTAAAGGTAATAGGACCAGTAACCGTGTGAGTATCGGTAGAAGCATTACCGATTGTGTTGTTTCCTCTGAATTGTGCTGCACCAGTGACAACAAAGTCA